TTATCAACAACAGGCGAAAAAGTAGCCACGGGCAAAACCAAGCTACTAATTTCTGGTCTGTTGATTAGTCGCTTGGTTCGGTACGAGCGACTTTACGGTAACTCGTAAATCTAACCCCGCAACGGATAACAGACCAATCCGAAGCGGGGTTTCTTTTTTTAAGAGGTCTGAAAAATGACTGGATACCCTATCGAACTAATCACCAAGTACAGGGCGGGGAAAATCAGCCGCCAGCAATTCATAAAACAATTCGGCGACTGGCAGAAATCGCGCGGCATTAACTACGACTGCAAGGGAACGGCGGACAAGCGGGGCGTTCATGTTGAGTACAGGGGGACAACAGCAACAATTCGCGACGGAAAACTAAGCTTTATCACGGGCGACAATTGCGAACCAGACAGCCCGACACATTTTCTATGGCATGTCCGCCGCAAGGTTGATTTTGCAATAAACGCGAGCAAGAGGGGTGCTGTATGGAACTGAAAGACATACCCGAAAGCGCGGTAATCCAGCAAGTAAAACAAATCATCAAGGCAACAGGGCTGAAAATCCAGCGCATAAACACGGGCTGCTTTGTAATCGGCACGGGAAGAAACCGGCGGTTTATTAAGACAGCAGACGCGGGAACATGCGACTTTGAGGGCTACGACAACCGTGGGCGGTTCGTGGCGATTGAGTGCAAACGACCGAGAGGCGGAAGGCTTAGCCCGGCGCAGAAAAAGCGCATAGCCGACATAAACCTCAAGGGCGGCGTTGCGTTTGTAGCGCACAGCGGCGAGGAGGCATTAAAAAAATTGCAGGAGAATTCCTGCATTTAGCACAGCTGCCGCAGGCGGCGTTATCCGTGGGAAGAGGATAAGCGGGTTCGAATCCCGCGCTGTGAAATAGGCGGACGGGCTTAATTTGGACGGCATGAAAGCCGAAGTCCGCGAGCCGAACTTAGGCGGAAGCGGTGCGCAACGCGGAAGCCTGAAAAACTGATTTACGAGGTGCGAAGATGAACGAACTTTTAGAAATGGCTACCCGCCTGAACGGGTACAACGAAGAAAACAGGTATGAAATAACAAAAGCCGAGAAAAGTGGCGATGAATGGATTTTGAGCGTAAAACATACAGTCAAGGCAATCAGCGAGGGGGGCGCAGAATGAAAGTAGCTAACAGGCTTCACATGCCCGAAGCATTTGTGAAAGCCGTAAGCGTTGAACGCCACAACAAGGCGGGGCAGTATTCAGCAACCACGCTCAACAAGGGCGTGAAAGAAATCATCTTGCAGGAACGCCACTGGGAAGAATTCACCGTAGACGCGGCGGACAGCGTGTGGGCGACATTCGGCACGGCTTTTCATGCAATCATGGAGAAATACGAGGACGGCAACTTTCACGAAGAAAAGTTTGACATCGCCGTATCTAACAGCCGCGTAACGGGCGTTGTAGACAGTTACGACATGGAGCGCGGAATCATCAACGACTGGAAAACCGCCAGCGTATACAAGGTGATGAAAGGCGACTTTTCGGACTGGTACAAGCAGGGCATGACCTACGCATGGCTTTTGAAGCAGAACGGCTTAGATGTTCATAAATGCCGCTTCATCGCCTGTTTGAAAGACCACAGCATGACAAAAGCGGAAACAGACAGGACTTACCCGCAAGTCCCCGTATTTATTTACGAGTTTGAGGTTACACCCGAAGAACTCGCACAGACGGGCGAAAGAATCACCGCAAAAGTAAAGGCAATCGAAGCCGCCGAAAAACAGGGCGACGACGATATAGAGCCATGCACACCCGAAGAACGCTGGGCGGACGGCGACAAATGGGCGGTAATGAAGAACGGACGCAAGACAGCAATCCGCGTTTTTGATACGGAAATCGACGCGGAAAACTGCGCGGGCGAACTTGGCAACAGCCACTATGTAGAACACCGCCCAGCCGTTAGCCGTAAATGCGGAAAATACTGCCTTTGCAAAGACTTCTGCAATTTCTACAAATCACAGAACGGGGGCGCGAAATGACAGACTTAAACAGCGTTATTGAAATCGGACGGCTTACCCGCGACATAAGCGAGCGCGATTTTGCGTATACGACAGCGGGCAAAGCACGGCTAAACCTTAGCATTGCCGTAAACCGTAGCGAGAAGCGCGGCGGCGAATGGGCGGACAAGGTAAGTTTTTTTGATGTGACCGTTTGGGGCAAGACAGCGGAAAACATCAAGCCATATTTGCACAAAGGCAAGCAGATAGCCGTGGACGGCTACCTTGACCAGCAGAGGTGGGAAAAGGACGGCGTGAGATACAGCAAGGTTTATATCATTGCGAACAATGTACAGTTGCTCGGCGGCAACGAAGCGCAGGGAGCGGCACAGCCGACAGCCCCGCAAGAACCAGCGGGCGACTATTCGGACGCAGACGGCGGCGACTTTCCCGAAGATATACCATTCTAACAGGGGGCAGACATGGAAGACACAAATGAAGCTGTAAAGATTTACAAATCACTAGCCCGCCCGCCTAAAGACGCGCTCCGCGAGATACAGGCTGGCAAGCTGAAAGGAAAAACAGACATCAACCCACAGTGGCGTTACAAGGCAATGACTGAAAAGTTCGGGCTTGTAGGAATCGGCTGGAAATACGAAGTTCAAAAATTATGGACTGAACAGGGCGCGGGAAACGAAAAACTTGCATTTGCACAGGTTGCCGTTTTCTTAAAGAACGGCGAAACATGGAGCGAGCCTATTGTGGGAATCGGGGGAAGCCGCCTTGTTGCACTGGAAAAAGGCGCGGCGGTTTCCAATGATGAGGGCTACAAAATGGCAGTTACAGACGCTTTCAGCACAGCCTTAAAAATGATAGGCGTAGCCGCCGACATCTACGCTGGACGCTGGGACGGCACTAAATATAAAAACGAGCCACAGGAAAACGCGCAGACACCGCAACCGCCGAAACAGGCGGCAAAACCGAAACAGCCCGCAAAGTTGCCGTTCACACCAAAGGGCGGCGAATCGACACCCGAAGAAAAGGCGCGAATAAAAGAACTTTGTGAAGCGAAGTACGGAAACGGCGCGCCAGTGTTCACACTGGACGAAATAAAGCTGTATTCCAACTACAGAAAGGACAAGACGGCTGCGGAGCTTATAGCTTTCATTGAAAACGCCCTGCGCAACAGGAGAGCCGACGCGCCCGAACTGCACCAAGCCGAACCGACACCGCCCGCACAGCCGAGCGCGGAAGATTTGGCAGAGCAGGCTTTGACGGAAGCACAGCAACCGTTTGACATTTTCTAGGAGGGCGGCGGGAATGGTTCAGTATGTGTTAAAGCGGGTAACCATCGCGGGCAGAATCGCGTTTGAACCGCCCGCCGACGCAGGGGCGAGCGAGAACATAAAACGCGAACTGCGAAAATGCCGCGACAAGCACAATGATTATGTACTGCTTACCATTCAGCCGCCAAAGCACAGGCGCACGACTGGGGAACATTCGCAGAATCACCATCTTAACGGGCATATCATGCAGATTTGCAACGCAACGCAAAACTCATACAACGCCGTAAAAGATGAAATCAAACGGATAGCAACCGAAGAAATGGGCTACCCATACGAGGAAATCAACGGGCATATACACCCGATAGGCGAAAGCGAAAGTTCAACGGACGAGTGCGCGAAGCTGATAGAAGCCGCTCATGTATTGGCGGCGGATTTAGGAATTATTTTACAGGAGTAAAACACTATGAATATCAACCTCAAAAATTGCGATGTAAACATCATCACAGGAACGGAAACACTGGAAATCAGCGGAAAAACAGAAATCACAGCCGCAGATAAAATGCCAGCGACAAACACAGAATCAACACCAGCAGAGGAAACGGGGGTTATTTCACAAATGACCTACACGCCTAAATCAATTTTGAAAAACTTTGACAATGTGCGAATCGGCGACCGCGTTAGACTGCCCGCCTTTACCGTTCCAGCCGTAAAAATGGACGGCGAAGAGGTGCTGGCATTTGATGAAAAACACATCAACGCAGACGAAGCCATAGTTATTGGCAAAGACGAAAACGGCGATTTGATTTTGATTTTCGACCATTGCCTTTTTGAAAGCGCAATAGATTTGAACAACGAAAAGCGTTTTGAAATGACACAGCTGGGGCAGTATTTGAAAAGCGAGTTTTTACGCGCCATGAATAACGCGGGAATCCCCGCCGAAAGCTGCGGTCTTATCAGCAAAGACGAGATGTTCGGCGACAATGCGCTTGAATATTTCAAGACAGGGCGCAACCGCATAGCCTTTGATTTTGATGAAGATTATAGCCGCTATTATTGGCTTTCAACATTGTACAACGAAGAAGCGGGTGCGGCTTATTTCTGCTATGCCGACCACGATGGCGGTGCCGACTGCAGCGACGCGAGCGATGCGCACTATTGCGTTCGCCCCCGCTTCATAATCCATAAATCATAAAATCTGCGGGGCTGTACGCCCCGCGTAACAGGAGAAAGAAACATGACAGTAGAAAGTTTAATCAAATCAGCAATAGCTGATGAAGTAGAAGCAAAACTTGACCCTAAAGTGGTAAAAGAAATTGTTGATAAAAAAGTCCAAAGATTAACCAAGAAAGTCTTTGACAAAAAAGACATCAGCCTAATTGCAGCCCACGAAGTAAGAGAATATCTGAACTCATGGGACGGTAAAAAACTTGTACGCTCCGTCATAGCTGAATCAATAAACGTTTCTTTTACAAAAGAATGACAGAAACGGAAAAAGAGCAACGCCGCTACGCGCTGGCAATCAGCGGCGGCGTTTGCGAGGTATGCGGGCGACCATTGCGCGACGGACAGCCGCAGGGGGCGCACCGCATAGGAAATACAAAAGCGAACCGCGCGAAATACGGGGATTTTGTTATAGACCACCGCCTTAATATCGGTATGACCTGTTGCTTGAAATGCAATGGTGCGCTGGATATAAGCGGCAACACGGGCGAAGCAATAAAACTTTGCCGCAGAATCTACGACATGGAAGCGCAGAAATACGAGAGAAAAAAGTAATGAGAGAATCATTTGTTTTTCACAAAGACTACATCGAGGATTTGCCCGACCAATACAAAACCGAGTTTATACAAGCAACGATAAACTACGGACTGTATGGCGAAAACCCGCCGTTTAAAGACGGAACGCTTGAAATGGCATTGTGGGCGAAAATTGCCCGCCGTATAGACGCAGAAGTTGAAAAATACAAGGCAATCAGCGAGAAGCGGAAAGAAGCGGCTCAAAAACGCTATCAGCAGTACCAGCAGAGAACGAAACCAGCGAGGGAAGAGCCAGCGAAAACCGAACAGGCGGAACAAAAGGCGGCAACGCCCGAAGAAAGCCCCGCAGAATCGCAGACGGCAAAGCCCAAAAAAGCGGCGGCGTTCGTAAAGCCTACCGTTGAAGAAATCCGCGCATATTGCGAGGAAAGAAAGAACGGGCTGGACGCACAGGCTTTCTTTGATTTTTACGAAAGTAAAGGCTGGAAAGTCGGCGCGGCAAAAATGAAAGACTGGCGGGCAAGCGTCCGCACATGGGAACAGCGGCTCAAGAACGAGAACACAGGCGGAAGCAAGAAAGCGGGCGCGATGTGGGGCAAAGAAAACGAGATACCCGAAGATTATTTTAATCTGATGTAAAAACAAAAAAAAGGTGCGGAGAAAATGGGGGAATTTAAAACAATATCGGACTTACTTAAAATCGACACGGAACACTGGCAAGCCCGCAACGAAGAAATAAAAGCGTGGGAAAAAGCGCAGGATTTGCGGGCGAAAAAAGAACTCTACCAGCGGCAAGTTCCCGAACGCTACTGGAGAGAAACTATAGCCACATATAAGGCCGACACGGAAGAGCGGCGCAAGGCAAAAGCAAAAGCCGAGAGTTTCATACAGGCTGTAAAATGCGGGAAGTTTCAGACGCTCGTTTTTTTAGGTACGGTCGGCACAGGAAAAACGCACCTAGCAAGCGGCATTGTATACGAGTGCGGCGGGCTTTACAGGCTTGCGCCCGCAATCGTTGAGGAGGTCCGCCGCGCAAAATCATTCAGTGCAAAGGAAACAGAAGCGGACATCTTAGACAACTATGGCAGCGCGCGCCTTTTGGTTATCGACGAAATCGGGCGCGGAGTAGCCGCAGCCGAAGAGCAATATATGCTGTATCAAATCATCAATGAGAGGTACAACCGCCGAAAGCCTACGGTTTTAATCAGCAATCAGAATAAAAAGGATTTTTTGAATTATGTGGGAATCGCCGCCGCCGACCGCCTAACCGAAAGCGCACAGGTGGTGGAGTTTACGGGGCAAAGTTACCGCGCCACGATACGGCGCAACGGCTATAACTTTTGAACTACGTCCAGCAGGAGTTTGACTTTGACGACGAGTTACGAAAAGAAAGCAAGAAGCCCGCCCTGCCCCGTTTTGACAATCCGAAGTGCGACAACGAGCGGCTTTTGAACTACCAGTGGGCGTACAAGGAAAACGGCGACAAGAACGCGCTTAATTCCATGTACACGCTGGGCTATAAAATCGCGCTGAAGTACATCAGCACTAAGGCGCAGAAAAACAGGCACATAGCGGAACTATGCAGAAGCGACAAAGAGGAAAAGGCGCATAATGCCATTACCTACATTATCGCCCGCTACCTGAAAGTATCGAATTTTGCGATAAGCGAAAGTTTTACTGCGTATTTATATTTGCGGATTCAGCACGAATTATTTTACACCCGCAAGGTTGATAAAATCGTGCAGTTCGTGGACATGGAGACATTCAAGGAGAAATAGAAGGAGAATAAGACATGAACAAGTTTGAAGCAGAAAAAAAATTATATAAAACAAAAGAAGCTATGAGGATTTTGGGGTTAACAAACAATTCCGGTTTTTTTAGGAAAATCAAAAGACACGGCATACATCCCGAAAAGCGGTCGGGCTTCTGTTATTTTACAGATGAGATGATTGACGACCTGAAAAAAAACAGAAGTCCCGGACGGCCTAGACTAAAACCCGAAAAGAAAAGACCGGGAAAAAGAAAGGCCGCCGCAAGAAAGAAAAAGTCAAGGTACTGCTGGCGCGTGTCCGTCTGGAATGACGAGCTTATGGGATACGTTGTTGTGAAATGCGGGCTGTCAAGGAAAGAGGCGGACGAGTTCGTGGCAGGAAAGAACGCGGTCAAGAAGCCGTGCTGGAGGTGAAAAATGACATACGGATATTTGAGGGTATCAACTGATATACAAGATTACAATTCTCAAAAACAGGGTGTTGATGATTTTGCAAAAAAGCAAAAGTGGAATATAGACGAATATATTACCGATGATGGTGTTAGTGGGAGTAAAGATTATCATAAAAGGCAACTTGGAAAATTATTAGAAAAAGTAAAACCAAATGATGTGATCATTGCTAGTGAGATAAGCCGATTAGGTCGTGATTTACTTATGATCATGGAAATTCTTAATCATTGTATGAAGTCTGATGTTGTCGTTTACACAGTAAAAGATAATTATAAATTAGGTGATGATGTACAAAGCAAAGTGCTTGCTTTTGCTTTTGGACTTAGTGCAGAAATAGAAAGAAAAATGATACAAGCAAGAACAAAAGAGGGCTTACAATTAAGAGTTAAAAAAGGGATTTTACTTGGTCGGCCGCCTTGTTCCAAAAAAGCTGTTGAATTAAGAGCGCTAGAAGATGTAAAAGAAAAAGTGATAGAACAATATAAAATAGGTGTTCCTTTACGGAGGCTTGCTCAAAACTTTAATTCTGATAGAAACACAGTAACAATAAGGCTTTGTGAATGGGGGGTATATGACAATCCAAGTGTTTTGGAAAAAATAAAAAAATCACAAGAAAAAAGTCACGAAAAACAAAAAGGTGCTTATTGGAATGATAAAGATTTACAAATAATTGAAAATTATAATTTTAACAGAATAAAAATCTTAATTGAGCAAGATTTAACTATTCCCGAAATTCATTCTATTCTGAAAGAATATACCTATGAACAAGTGTATGATACGATTTATTCAGATAAAGAATTAAATGTTTTGTACAGAAAACACGGACAAACAAAAATTAAAGGGGTTAAATAATGGATTGGAGCAAAGGGGTAGTTTTGAAAAAAATCGGACTTAATCCTAGAGATTTTGTTGATTTAAAATTATCGGCAGTGATGGGAGAACCTGTATTTGATTTATGCAAGTTTGAAGATTATTTAATTTCTCGTTATGGAGAAAAAAATAAATCAATTTCAAAAATAGTTGAAGAAAATTATCCTAATGAATACGAAGAAATTAAAAAACTTTTTGGTGTTAAATAAAATACCTAAGAATACAAGCACTGGAAAAGTGCTTATTGAGGATGGAGCTTGGAAAGAAATTGTAATCCCTGGGGAGTGAAAAATGACAGAAGATGAGATTTTGAAAGCAAGATGTAATAACTGCGAGAGCGCATACAATGAATATGGAAAATTGTGTCCATGGCGGAGCATAAGCGGCGACTACTGCTTTGACGGAATGAATGTGGAAGAAGCGCACAGGGAAATCAAAAAGCATTTTGATGATTTTCAGACAAAGATAGCACGAGGGCTTGTGAGAAAATGAACAGAATACCGATATGGAGCGGAGAGCAGAAAAGAACTGCAGAAGGCTATTATTACCGGGACAAGACCCCCTGCCCTTTTTCCGTAAGGGATTTGTCATGCGACGAGTGCTACAGCGGAAGCGGCCGGAACAGGTGCAAGTATTTTGTAAGATATGATGACGGCATAGATGTAATCTGCAACTACCCGCCGAAGCAAAAGCAACTGCCATTGTTCGATGACATGGAGTAATAAAACGCAGCAGTTCAGAAAAACTGAACAACTGAAATTCCGGGGCTTTTTATTTTAAAAATGACTATAAAAGCATGAGGATAACCTGCGAAACAAAAGACACTCTGCCGCTTTCCGCATTAACCGAGTTTCAAGGCGGATTAAAGAAACGCACGGCAGACGATACAAAGAAAATCGAAAAGAGCATAAACGATTACGGATTTGCAACGCCCTTTTTTGTATGGCGGCATGACGGCATGGGCGAAAGAAAACGGATACGCGGTCGGCACAGGCGGACTTGAATAAAAATGAGAAATCGAGAATGGGTAAAGGATTTACAAAAGAGCAGATATTACAGGCAATCTCAAACAGCGGTGGCATAGTAACAATCGTTCAGCAACGGCTCGGGTGTAAATCTTGGGAAACGGCAAAAAAATATATAGAGAAATGGAGCGACACGTGGGAAGCGTGGGAAACGGAAAACAGTCAAACTGACGACCTCGCGCAATCGGTTTTGATAAAGGACATTCAAAACGGAAATGTTCAGTCCGCTAAATGGTGGCTGGAAAGACGGCGACGCAAAGAGTTTTACATCAGCCATTACGGAACAGCCGAACAACAGGAAACAGACGACGCAGAGGATAACGAGCTGACAATCGAAATAGTGGATAGCGACGATGAGGATTAAATCAAACACGATATTTGCAAAAAAATATAACAAGCTCTTCCGAATGATTATGAAGCACGAATACACCGAGTACACGCTGACAGGCGGCCGCGGTTCGTGCAAATCCTCGTTTATATCGCTATGTATAATTATTTTGATTGTGATGTTTCCGCAGTTCAACGCGCTAATTATCCGCAAGAACGCGAACACATTACGCACAAGCGTATACGAGCAAATTATTTGGGCGATTGAAAAGCTCGGACTACGCGGACGGTTTAAAATCCCTAAGTCAGAAACAAGCGCGCTCCCGATTGTCTACAACCGCAAGAACGGCGCAAAACAATACATCATCTTCCGGGGCTGCGACAATCCCGAGAAAATCAAGTCAATCAAGATAGCAAGCGGTTATTTTGGCATTATCTGGTTTGAGGAAAAAACCGAGTTCACGCCGGCGGAGATACAGAACGTTAAAGTGTCAGCCATGCGCGGAGGCTCTCAATTCTATGTGTTTGAATCATACAATCCGCCAAGCGCAAAACGGCACTGGTGCAACACCGACGCACGGACACCGAAAAAAGACCGCACAGTTTTCCATACGACATATTTAGACGTGCCGCGCGAATGGTTAGGCGAAGCGATATTAAACGAAATTGAATACACCAAGGAAACGAACGAGCGCGCATACAAAAATATATTTTTAGGAGAGCCAACGGGCACAGGATTAAACATCTTTGAAAACATCGAGCTGCGCGAAATTACGGATGAGGAAATAGCGGCCTTTGACTTTTTCTACAGGGGCATCGACTGGGGATATTATCCCGACCCGTTCGCCTATTCGACATCATCATACAATGCGGCAAAACAGACGCTTTATATTTTTGATGAGCTGTATCTGAACAAGCGCGGAAACTATGAAGCGTTCCAGGATTTAACAAAGCACATGGAGGCGCACGGCATGAGCATAGCGACCGACCGTATAACGGCGGACAGCGCAGAGCCGAAGAGCGTGGCGGATTTCAGAACTTGGGGCGGAAATATCCGCGGAGCAATCAAAGGCATTGGAAGCAGGGACGCAAGCTTCAAATGGCTACAGGGATTAAGGCGCATAGTGATAGACCCTAAACGATGTCCCAGAGTTGCGGATGAGTTCACGTTGTATGAACACGAGATAGACAAGCGCACGGGCGAAATAATGAGCGGCTATCCCGACGGACAGCCCGACCACGGCATAGACACGATACGATATGCGCTTGAGGAAGTATGGCGGCACGCGGGCGAGTAAATGACTATAAAAACGAGGACATGAAATGTTTGAGAAAATAAGGGGCTTTTTTATGAACGTACTGGGATTGTTTCACAATTATTCACTAAAGAAAATTACAGGCATAGATACAAATCTTTCAAGCGTAATGTATAACGCAATAGAATTGTGGTCGGCTATGATGAGCGGCGAAGCTCCATGGAATGACAAAGCCCCGCCCTGCGGAGTGTTGGAGCAGATAGCCGGACGTCTTTCAATGCTTGTATCACGTGAAATCGGGCTTGAGGTAAAGAACGAGGCGATTAAAGGCGCAATGGAGCACATTGACAAGAATGTGGATAAAATTGTTGATTACATCGCGCTTATCGGCGGCTGTATTGTACGCCCGATTTTCAGCAACAGCAAACTACAGTATGAGACATTGCCGATAGGAAATTATCTGCCTATTTCATACGATTTTGACGAAACGCTCACAGGCGCATTGATTATGAAGCAAATCCAGAACGGCGCGAAGAAATGGCTTTTGACTGAAAAGCACACCTATGAGAACAAGACCCACACCGTAGAGTGTTCGTTGTACAGAAATGAGGGCGGCGCATTGCGCAAGACGGATTTAACCGACTGTCCGCAGACCGCCGACTTGACGCCGCTTTATGAGTGGGAAAATGTGGCGTTTCCGATGATTATAGAATTCAGAAACCACGCAGTGAACAAGGTTGACGGTTCAAATGCTCCTGTTCCAATAATTGCAGGCGCGGAGGATTTAATAAAGAGCGCGGATGAGCAGTTTGAGCGCATGAACTGGGAGCAGAAAGGCGGAGAAATGCGCGTGTTTGCCGACCGCGATATGTTCCAGAAACGGCAGAAACGGAACGGCGAAACAACAGGCGTTAAAATGACACCCGAACTAAACCGCCTTTTGGTACAGGTTGAGGGCGACGGAAGCGCGGAGGGAAAGAAAATCACCGAGCACGCACCGACGCTTAGAACAGCCGCACAAAATGAGATGTTCCAGCAGATACTGCGCCGCATTGAATTGACCTGCAACATAGGCAAGGGAACAATCAGCGACATGGAAAGCGTACAGCAGACGGCGACGCAGTACAGCGGCGGAAGAGCGGAGCTTTACGCAATCGTTGACAAAATCGAGGACGAAATAGAAATCAAGTACCACCACACGGCGGCAGTGTTGGCGCACATGGCGGCGGCCTACGGAATCGGAGCGAACAATGCGGAGATAAAAATCACATGGAACAACGACGCGACACGCAAGGACGAAACGGCGGCCAAACAAATGGCACTACAGGAAATAAGCGCAGGTGTAAAAAATAAATGGGAATACAGAAAAGACTTCTACGGCGAGGACGAAGCACAGGCAAAAGCGAACACTCCGGAGGAAGCCATATCCGCAGACCCTTTTAATTTTGGAGCGTAAATAATGGCACAGCACAACAGACAGAAAAAGGAAATCACAAAGAATGACATTGCAGTATTGAACGATTTGCGCTATGCGCTGAACCACTATCCTCTTAAAAAACGAATCGTGATTGCATGGCGGATTTTACGGGGCAAATTCTAAAATGCTTTCCCCCAGGTATTTGGACGGATTGTCCGATGAAATCATAGAAATTTATTCACAGCTTGAAACCGATATTTTACAGGATATGGCTCGGCGGCTTGCACGGCTCGGCAAAATTACGGACGCCACAAAATGGCAGGCGCAGATGCTGGCGGAGGCAGGCGGGCTTAAAAAGAACATCAGGCGGATTCTTGCGAAATACGACAGGGCGATAGTCAGGCAGATTGAAAAGACTTTTACCGAAGCATTAGAAACCAGCGCAAAAAACGACAACCGTATTTTTAAGGCGGCGACAGGGCGCACAGTGTCAGCACCGAACGCACAGGCAATGCTCTCAACAATCCAGAAATGCCACAGCGACCTAGCACGGCTCACACTCACCACGGCGGCAACGACAGAAACACAATTCGTGCAACAGGCGAACCGCGCATATATGCAGACGCAGTCAGGCGCATTTGACTACGACAACGCAATGAAAAACGCGGCGGACGAATTGAGCAGCCGCGGAATAACTACGGTTCACTATGAGAACGGAAAGCCGGTAGCACGTTCCATAGAATCAGCCGTGCGCATGAACGTATTAACCAGCATAAACCAAACGGCGGCAAATCAGACTTTAAGCAATGCGGAAGAATTGGGCGTTGAGAAATTCGAGGTAACGGCGCACATCGGAGCGCGACCCGAACACGAAGCGTGGCAAGGCAAGATTTACACCAAGCAACAGCTTTACAGCGTCTGCGGATTGGGAAGCGTTACAGGACTATGCGGAATAAACTGCCGCCATTCATTCTATCCTTACTTTGAGGATATGGCAGAACATTACACGCAGAAAGACTTAGACGAATTGGCGGACGAAAAAGTGGAGTTCAACGGAAAGGAAATGACGCTTTATGAGGGCGAGCAGAAGCTGCGGCAGATAGAGCGGAATATAAGGCAGTATAAGCGCAGGGCATTGACACAGGAAGCGGCGGGAGTGGACAACACCGAGGCACGGCGGAAAATCGGCGAATGGCAGGCGAAAGCAAGGGACTTCACCAAGCAGACGGGCTTAGCAAGGGACAGCGCGAGGGAATATGTAGGAGCAGGCGGAAAACAGCCGACAGGATTAAAACCGCGCTAGAATGACTATAACACCAGAGGGCAAGAAATGAGAATCACACAGGAACTTTTAATGCCGAACGAGTACAGCCGGCCCCGGAAACCGTTGCAGAAGCTTCTTGGGATAGTAATCCACTGGACGGCGAACCCATGCGCGAACGCGGAGCAGACAAGGCTTTACTTCGAGTCGAAGAAAACGGGCATGGGAGGCTATGCCTCGGTGCATTACATCATCGGGCAGAAAGGCGAAATCATCCAGATAATTCCGGTGAACGAGGTCGCTTACCACTGCGGAACAGACAGGAAAGACCCGGCAAGCGGAAAAATCTATACAGATTATGCAAGAAAAAAATTCGGACACTACGCCGTACATTGGCAGACCACAAGCCCGAACTTCTGCACAATCGGCATTGAACTATGCCCGACCGATGACGACGGCAATTTTTCGGACAAGACAATAAAATCCGCCGTTGAGCTGTGCGCCTATCTTTGCAGCCGGCACCGGCTGACGGCGGAGGACATAACGACACATCATGACATCGTGGGTTGGAAGGACTGCCCGCGATTATGGACGAATCAACCCGAACTATTAGACGCTTTCCGCGCGAGCGTAGCAGACGCACTTGCACGGCAGGAGGTTTAAAGTGTGGGAATCAATCAGCACAGTATTAACCAGCGCGAACGCATGGCAGGTTTTAATTTTTCTCGCCATTGCCGTATTTATTTTTGTAATTTTGGTAAAAGGAGGCGTTATCGCCATAAAGACAAAGCATTTTAGAATCGGACAAGCCGAAATAGAGCGCGAAACAATTCGCCGACAGGTAGAAGCCGCGCACGATTTTATTATGAGCATTGAGGGCAAAATCAACGCCGACACATCGCACTATAACGGATATTTCACAAAGTTTATTTTAGAGCGTGTATATGACAAGGCGATTGAATGGATAATGTTCAACCACATCAGCAATACGCCCATGTATGTGCAGGATAAGCAGGACACCATCTGCAATTTGGTTTACACATTCGACATCGGGAATGAGTTCAAGACACCCGAGTTTAAAAAGCGGATGTGTAACTGGACGCAGGAACTAATAGCGAAGCTCGTGCAGACGCGCGAACTTTACAACAAATAGGGGAATAAAATGAGCGAAGAAAAACAAGAGAAAAAGCGCAGTAAATTAACATCGGTAAAGCTATGGGTTACAATTTGGGCCATTGTCATGGTTTCATTTATCGTGGTTGCAAACCGCACGGAGTTTTTGAACATCGCACAGCCGCTTTGCTTCGTTCCGCTCGGCTATCTGGGCGTGAATGTATGGCAGAAGAAGATTTATGAGGACGGGGCAAAATGACAGTAACAGGCTGGATTATTGCGGGGCTTTTAATGGCTCTATTTGGAGTTTTGGCAGTCGGCGGAATGTTCATCAACTATGAACGAAAAAAGCACGAGAGGGAAAAAGAACGAATCAAAAAAGAGGGGGCAGAAAATGCACAGCACACAGCGGACATCATCACCGAAGCGGAGAAAATCAAACAGGAAGCTAACACGGGCAGTCATTCTGATGACCTGCACACTATGGCTGACCAGTTGCACAACTACGCGCACGGCGGAAAATAATCCAGTTCCGAAATACTACCCGCCCGACCCATACACGGCGGACGGTTCGCTAGTATGGACTTACGACATGGAAGCCGACACCGTAACAATGCCGTGGTGGTATTGGCAAAAAGTTTATAACTACATCGTGAATACACAGGCGGCGCAGGAAATGCAGAAATGACTATATGACAGGAGGTTATAGAACAATGAAAAAATGGGGAATCATCGGGGCTTTGCTTTTTGCGGGCGCAGTCGTATTCGGTTATTTTTGCAGCTTTCCGGCTGCAACTATCATCGAGATAGCGGCGGCGGCATTCGGTCTTTGCGCGGTAATCGTTTCAGCCGTAAAAGGCGCAAAAGAAAAGCAGATTGCGGTATGGAAAACAGCCGTAATTGTCGCGCTTGCGTCAGCCGGCGGAATCATCTGCTGTATCGGCGGACTTGCGCAGAGCATATTTGCGGAAATCAGCGGAGCGGCTCTTGCGCTTTTGGCTGTAATTTTCGGAATGATTTATAACAAAAAGTAAAAGGGGGCAACCCGGACGGCGGCAATGCACCGCACCTCGCAAAGCCGCCGTTTTTTTTTGCACAAATGTCATTTGCAAAAATGACTATGTATACAGCGGAGCGGCAGCGCGTAATCTGCGGCTATCCTATTGGCTGGCAAGCCGTAAAAAATGCGTAGGGAGATACACAAAATGAAGCGTGATTTTTTGGAAAGTTTGGGACTTGAATCAGAAGTAATCGACAAGATTATGAAAGAGAACGGCAAGGACATCGAAAGCGCAAAGGCGAAATTCACCGACTACGACGACATCAAGCAGCAGCTTGAAACCGCCAACGCAACGCTGGAGAAGTTCAAAGACTATGACCAGACAAAAGCCGATGTCGAGAAATACAAGGCGGAGCTTGAAAAATCGCAGAAAGAAAGCGCGGCAAAAATTGCCGCAATGGAGCGTTCGGGAAAAGTAAAAGACTATCTTTCGGGCAAAAAGTTTGTAAACAGAATCACACAGGACGCAATCACCGCGAAAATGTGCGAGGCATTGGGAGCAGACGAAAGCAAGGGAAAGAATCTTGATGACATTTTCGCCGAAATCACAAAAGACCAGGCGGACATCTTGAAAGATGATACAAAGCCGACCCCGCCAGTTGTTCCAGCAATGGGCGGAAAAGGCGGAAAGTCTGATGACGACGCACAGGCGCGGGCTGTAATGGGCTTGCCGCCAAAAAAAGACTAAACAGGAGATTTTAACCTATGGCTAATCAGATTGCAAAGTTCAAGAAGTACACAGATCTTCTTGACGAAGTTTATAAGAACGCCGCAAAAACCGCCGTTCTTGAAAGCGACGTGACACTCGCACAGGCAGGCGCAAACGCAAATGAAATTGTTATCCCTAAGCTGGATATGGACGGCTTGGGCGATTATGACCGCAACAGTGGATATGTTAACGGCGATGTTACAATGACGAACGAGACCGTTCAGTTCAACTACGACCGCGGACGCAAATTCAGCATTGACGCAATGGACGATGAGGAAACAGTAGGTCTTGCATTCGGTAAGCTTTCATCAGAGTTCATTAGAACAAAGGTAGTCCCAGAGCAGGACGCATTCAGATTCGCTACTTATGCAAACCTTGCAGGAACAAAGGTCAGCGGCACTCTTGCTGATGGCGCGGCGGTGCTTACGGCATTGCAGACAGCGACAAGCGCAATGGATGACGCGGAAGTTTCGACAGAAGACCGCCACCTGTTTATCACTCCGGCCCTTTTGATTGCCGCACAGAACGTGGACACAACCAAGAGCCGCGACATTTTGGGAGCGTTCGCAAGCATTACAAAAGTGCCTACATCACGCTTCTACACCGCTATCGACCTTAAGGACGGTAAGACCAGCGGCGAGGAATCGGGCGGATATGCAAAGCACGCCTCAACAGACAGCGGCGTGAGCGACCCGGCGGGAAAAGACATCAACTTCATGGTCATCGAAAAGTCGGCAATTTTGCAGTTTACAAAACATAATGTAAACAAGGCAATTCCGCCCGAAGATAACCCGGACGCGGACGCATGGATCTTCAACTTCCGCGAGTACGGACTTGCGGACGCATACGAGAACAAGACCGCGGGAATCTACCTGCACCACAAGGCTTAACGGGGGCGTGTATGAAAACAGTAGGATATTTGCCTAAAGCAACAAAGCCGAAGGACAACGCTGACAAGTCCGCAAAACCAGCAAACGGAAAAGGCGGCAAAGGCGGGAACAAACCAGCCAACACCGACGGAAACAAGCCGAAAGACAACGCTGACCCAGCGACAGGGCGCACAGCCAACAGCGGGAAAGACGGCGGCACAAAATAAGGAGCGGGCGGAATGTTCGAGAATGTAAACTACACATATTATAGCGAAACTCTAGGGCGTTCCGCCGTGCCAACCGAAGCGGACTTTAACCGATACGCCGATGATAACCGCCTTTTTATGAAAGGCTTAATCAATGACGGAATCGTAACAGAGCGGGAAGAAAACGGAATCGACAACGCCGTTTGCAGAATGATAGAAATTGACTATCTGACCGAGCAGGAAGCAAGCGGAGCGGCAGCCGATAGCGGCAGCGTAGCAAGCGAAAGCATAAACGGCTATTCATACAGCTACGACAAAACAGCCCAGCAGGAAGCCGTAAAACGCAACGCAAAGAGCGCAGCAGAAAAGAAAATCGACATCATAAAGCTGTACAATGACTATCGCGCGGGGGTTTGCTAATGAGCCGATCAATACCCGCGCGGCTTTTGGTACACGATTGTGTATTGAAGCATAAAACAGGCATAGACCGAAACCGAAACCCGACCTACTCCGAAACCGTATTAAAACGCGTCAGAATCGGCGCGACCTTTCAGACGGTACGTGGCAACATCGGGGAAACCAAGGCCGACACCCTGACACTTTTCATTGACGCGGTAAATACGCAATTTGAAACAACGGCGGGCGAAGCTACGGCGGCAATTATCCCGATAGAAACGGACGCTATAACATGGAACGGTAAAGACTACACCGTGCGCAGCGTTACGCCATGCTACACACAGGGAGCAGCCCCGCACCATTGGGAGGTTACGCTTGAATAAGGACGGCGGAATAACATTCACGGTAAAAGCCAACTTCAACGACGCGGCAACAAAGGCGCGAATCAGCGCGGCGATACATAAAGCGCAGATGAGGCTTGACCAGCAGGTTGTAACCGACAGCAATTTTTATTGTCCGCTGAAAACGGGAACAATGCAGAAGTCAGCGATTATAAACACAGTAATAGGAAGCGGACTTATAATCTGGAAAGCTCCGTATGTGCGGAAGCAGTATTACGGCGTAAAAATCGACCATTCAAAAAGCGCAAACCCTAACGCCTGCGCAAAATGGTTCGAGGCGGCAAAAGCCCGGAAATCGAAAGATTGGGAGAAACTGGTAAATGATACAGTCAAAAATAGCTGAGACAATCAGCGCATGGGTGGAAGCCGCCCTCGAATTGCCTTTTACTATTTTCTGCGATTTGATACCCGACGAGGACGCGGACGGGGCTTGTATAAGGCACGACCCGACCCCAGCGGCAGAAAAACGCTTTATCGACGGCACGCGCGAAGTTTCCTGGAACTTCACGTTTTTTACAAGATGCAGGGACGCAGGGGACGCGCGCGAGTACGGAAAGCAGATAGTAGACAAGCTGGACGGCGCAACAGTAACAAGCGCGGAAGAAATAAAGATAGACTGCGAGGCGGTAACGCTTCCGCAGTTCATCGACACGGACGCAAAGGGATTTACAACCTATTCGCAGTCCGTGAAATGCACATTTTTAGAGGAGTAAAAATATGGGCGATTTGGTAAAGAAAACAAAAGTCGTGCCGTTCATCAACACCGGCACAAGCGAGGCTCCAGTTTGGACACAGATAAAGAAATCAACTTCTTTCACACTGTCCATGAATCCGCAGACAAAGACATTCGACTTCATTTCAAGCGAGACACCGCAGAATGAAATTGACAGCTACCAGCCAAGCCTTGCACAGAGCCTTACAATGTTCAAGGGTGAGCCGGACTATGAGGCAATTTTCGACATGCTATTCCACAGGGCGACAGGTGCGGACGCGCACCGCGACGCCCTTATTGTGTTCTATAAGGAATCATATACCACATCGGAAGAGACACCCAAGACGTATTACAAGGCGTGGAAAATCGACGCGCTGGTTACTATCAACCAGATGAACACCGTGAACGAGAATATCGACTTTGACCTCGCGCTCAACGAGATTACAGACGGCGCGGTTACAGTTTCCAGCGGTGCACCGACATGGGCGGACGGAACATGGGACGGTGACACATTCACACCTGCCGCATGATTGAATTAAAAAAATCAAGGCTGCCCGAATCCGTGGAGGTTGACGGCAGCCTTTACACTATCCACACATCATTTAAATATTTTCTTCGTTTCATTGAATTGTTGGCCAACAAAGACATAAAGCCGCAAGATTTTGATTTTATGTATAAAAGCAAGAAACCGCAGGACAGGGAAAGCGGATTGATTGCCCTAGTACAATTCTGCAATCCGCCGCAGATCTTGCCGCATACTGACAAATTAGAGGGAAGCAACGAAAAAGCCGTCGATTACACTATTGACGCGGATTATATTTTCGCGGCCTTTATGGAGCGTTACGGAATCGACCTAGTAGAAAGCGATATGCACTGGTACAAGTTCCAAGCTCTATTTAAGGGACTACACGACACAAAATTAAATGAAATCATCGGCTACAGATTGTGGGAAAACGCCAGCGGAAAGCGCGACGCATACACCCGACAAATGGAGAAATTAAAAACGGCGTGGGAATTGCCGCAGGAATCGGACGAAGAGGACGAGGACTTAAAGGCTTTTGAATCACAACTCTACAACGATTAAATGACTATAAAAGTATGAGAATTATATCAGACGAACTGTACGCAATGCTCGTGAGGGAGCTTGCGAAAAATGAAACGGTCGCTATTTTCCAGCAGTTGCTTCTTGCACCAAAGCAGGAGAAAGCGGAAATAGATGAGGCGGCGGAAAAGACGGAAGACAAAGGAGATAAAAAATGACTTATGGAAGAGTAACACCACGCGCACGACAGGGAACGACAGGGATAAGCACAGAAACCGACATAGGAGCAAACGAGGGCGTATGGATAAGCCCACCCGACCGGGTGGCGGCGGTAACGATTGCTGTTCATATTCCGGCCGGAGAATCCGCAACCTTTGTAATCGAAACATCATGCAGCAGGGCGGACACAATCGGCGAGAACGGAGAGGGCGGCTATTGGGACAATCCGTTCGGCGACGGCGAGATTCTTTCAGAAAACACCGTCGTTATGATTGCGAACGCGGTTACGGGCGTGCGGGTGCGCTGCTTGACCGCGGAAAGCACAATCAATGTCTGTTTTGTGGGGTGAGCGCATGAGCACATACTACGGGCTTATCATGCCGCAGGTCTACACAGGCGGCGTATATATCAAGAGCATACGGCAGACAAAGACCTCCACCGAATCAGGCGGGGTGAACGAAATCACATCGACGCTGACAAACAGAAAGCAAGACGTGTTCCAAATAAGAAACGGCGAACAGGGAGAGAAAGGCGACAAGGGAGACCGCGGCGAAAAAGGCGAACAGGGAGAGAAAGGCGACAAGGGAGAGAAAGGCGACAAGGGAGACCGCGGCGAAAAAGGCGCGATCGTAGAAACGGCCGGAATGTTCGGATTCAGCATTGATGAAGCCACGGGAAGCCTGATTCTTTCCTACAGCGGAGACAATGCGCCGGATTTTGCGGTGAACGGGAACGGCGAGCTTGTTTATACATACGAGGAGGCTTAAAAAAAATGGGAATAGTAAACTTGGGACAGGTTGCCGCCCTTATTCAGAGCGTAAGCGCGGAGGCATTGGCGGAGGGCGCAGCACCACCCGCAAGAAACGAGGGAACGAAAGCAAACGCAAAGCTGGTGTTCGGAATTCCGGCAGCAACGGCATTGAGCCACAATATCCCGCGCTTAGTGCCTAAAGATATTACATCATACATAAGCGACGGCACATTCTGGAAGCGTTTGGCAGGCACAGACGGCTACGCGCTCTTTGAGGATATTTATGTCGGCGATTATTTCAAGATGAGCCGCGCAATATCAGCATACGAGCGCACAGGACAGTATCAGGAAACAGGCTCACAATATGTAACCATTGCGGGACTTGACACCATGATGAACAACGGCGACCAAGGGGACGGCGTAGACTACCACCATGCGGTAATGGTTGCGGGGCAAGGTTTCGGCGGCACACAGCACTTCGGACGAAGCCGCATGAATGCAACAAACGACACGACAGGCGGCTATAAAGCAAGCGAAATGAACACGCTCGTTCTGGGCGCGCCAGCAAGCGAAGGAAGCACGGCGGCAGACGCGACAATTAACCAACAACTCTACGCGGAGTTTGGCTCGCATTTGAAAACCACCCGCGAATTGGTGTCAAATGCAATTAACGCAACAGGCTACAACAGATTTGGAAGCGCAACGGGTTGCGCTAGTGGCTGGGAATGGATAAGCGCACAGGCTATTTTAATGAGCGAGATTGAAGTCTACGGTTCTATTGCATGGAGCAGTGCGGGATATGACACAGGAAACGCCAATAAACAACTCCCGCTTTTCGCTTTCAGCAAACAGGCGCAAAATAACCGTTCGGCGTATTGGTGGTTGAAAGACATTGCGAGTGCGGCTTATTTCTGCGATGTCAGCGACTATGGCGGTGCCTACTTCTACGGCGCGGGCCATGCGCGCTATTACGTTCGCCCCCGCTTCATAATCGCGTAACCTGCAATCGGGGCTGTCCAAAAAGAAATGGGCAGCCCTAATTATTTTAAATTTACAAGAGAATTCAAATCTGCTAAAATTTAAATATGAGCAGAGGCGTAAGCGATAAAATCACATACAAACCATATAACCAGGGCGGGCAGTGGCTCCTGCCACCAAGTCTGGACGAACTGGTTCCGCAGAATCATTTTGCAAGAATTGTCAGCAAAACAGTAGATGAACTCGAAATTGAAGAAGCATTTGCACGAAATACAAAAGGCGGCGGAGCAAGCAGATACAATCCGGTCATGCTCCTGAAAGTAATGATTTACTGCTACATGACAGGAATATATTCTTCGAGACAGATTGCAAGACAGTGCCGCGAGAATGTAAACGTGATGTGGCTCACTGGATTCCAGAAACCGGACTTCAGGACTATCAATACCTTCCGCAGTGAAAAGCTGAAAGACTCAATCGAGGAAATATTTGTATCGACAGTGAGGCTTCTGAACAGGAAAGGTTATGTCAGCCTTGAAAAATATTTCGTTGACGGAACAAAAATCTACAAAATTCATTTAACATAAAAAAGGCCGCCCTTTTTGAAGTCTGTTAATAACTTCTAGGACAGCCCCTTGCAGGAAAATATATTTTTTTTAAGGGTTGAATAAATGAGCGTACTAAAGAATCTGCAAGATTTAAGCGATTTGGAGTTTTACAAATGCGCCGAAAAATTGCAGGACGATATAACCGATTTTTGCTTGCGGGATTTTGGATTGAAGAAAAGCCCGCGAAGCGTAAAACAGGTAATAAAAAATATCGACGAAAAAGACCAAGAGGAGATTAACGCGATATTTGCAAAATATGGCAGAACGCCAAACCAGCAATTTAGAAGCGAATACCCCGAATGGTTTTTGAAGAGCCGAAAGCTGAAATTGATAAAACATACCGATACGCTCATAGGTTGCATAATTGAAGCAAACTTGATTTATGCCGTAAGCCTTGCGGAGTGCGACCAGCGGCGAGAATTGCAAAACAACGCAATAGGCGTATGCGGCAACCTTTACAGGGAATTACAGTATTTAAAACGCCACCTACCAATAAATCTAAACTGGATAACAGGAACGCTCGCAATGATAAAGCGGGAAGAAGTTTTATTGAAAGGCTGGCGACGAAGTGACAATAAAACACGAAAGAAAATTACAGAGGGTAAAGTTTAATTTTGCGAGTGCGGCTAATTTCTGCAATGCCAACAACAATGGCAATGCCAACTACAACAACGCGAGCAATGCGAACAATTACGTTCGCCCCCGATTTGAATGGCGCATAAAGTTTTTAGACAAATGCGTTATGTGAAGGAAACTTTATCCCGTGCGAAAGCCGAATAAGGCGAGCGACGCGGTTAGTTACGACTAGAACCGCTACACGCGCCCGCCCCCATTTTTTGAGGTTAGAAAATGTATGAGATTTTAACTGATTTGAACATTTTACACGAAGCATATTTGCAATGCAAAAAAGGCGTAGAGTGGAAAGAATCAGTCCAGCGATACGGAATGTATGAACTTCTAAACATCGCGGAATTGAGCGAGATCCTTAAAAATCATACCTACAGGCAAAAACCGTTCTACGAGTTCGATATAAACGAACGGGGAAAGAAACGACACATTAAAAGTCTGCACATAAGCGACCGCGTACTACAACGCGCACTCTGCGACAATATCTTAACACCAGCGACAAAGAAATATTTGATTTATGATAACGGCGCAAGTGTCAAGGGTAAAGGTATAGAGTTCACCCGCAAGAGATTACAGGCACACTTAGAAAAATATTACAGACGATACGGGCGCGACGGTTATGTTTTGCAAATCGACTTCTCAAAATATTTTGACAATATCGACCACAGGCAAGTTTTGCGGCTTTTCGCCAAGCACATAAACGACGCGGAAACAATGCAGTTATTCACGCACCTTGTAGCGACATTCGGCGACGGCGGCAAGGGCGTAGGCATTGGCTCTCAAATATCGCAAATCATAGGGATTTACTACCCTACCGAAATAGACAACTACTGCAAGATTGTAAAAGGCTGTAAGTATTACGGGCGATATATGGACGACACCTATATAATACACTCCGACAAAGATTTTTTGAAAACGCTATTAAAAGAGATTGAGAAAATCTGCGGGCGTTTGGGAATCGTAATAAACAAAAAGAAAACGCAGATTATAAAACTTTTGCAGGGCTTCACATTTCTAAAAATCCGCTATATCTACGGCGAGCATGGAAAAATAATAAAAATCCCCTGCCGTAATTCCATAACACGGGAGCGGCGGAAATTAAAGAAATTGAAAAACTTTGCTCTTGCAGGGCGCGTAACGCCCGAAGAAATCCGCGAGCAATACAAAAGCTGGCGCGGGAATCTGATTAAATACAACGCATATAAAAGCGTTCGTTTTACGGACGCATTATATAAATCTTTATTTTGAGGGCAAAAATGGGAAAATCAAAAAAAACGGAAATCGACCGTGAAAGAATCGAAAGCGAGATAAGGACGCTCACTTCAAAGCTGGACGCGCCTACGAGTGATATAGGCGACTGGAAAATCATCAAGATTTACGAAGCGCGGCTTGGCGGTGAAAGCGACCCGTACAACTACGAGGAACTAAAAGCGGCACGCCAAGCAGTACGCGACGAAATCAACGCGCTACAGACACAGCTGGCCGAATCCGGCGAGGGGGAATAATGCAAAAAGGGATTGTATTATCACAGGCGGACATCAAAAAGATTATCGCCGAATATTTTAAAGTAAGCGAGGATAAAGTCGTTCCAACACGCTATAGTTTCATAATTCTGGAAGAAAAGGACGACGGAAAACCGCATATTAAATAAAACATACGCCCCGTAATTTTGGAGACCTTTTTCAGTGGCCTTTAATTTTGCGGGGCTTTTTTATGCACAAAATGACTATAAGAGTATGGCAAACGACGGCGAAGTAAAATTCGGAACGAAAATAGACGAAAGCGGGCTAGATAAAGGCTTGCGGAGCGTCAAGAACAAAGTAAACAACACATCAAAAGACCTCAACAAAGGCGCGAAAGCTGTAAACGAATTAAAAACTGTTTTTAATGAAACAGGCGGAGCGGCGGCAGGGTTCGCCAGCAAAATGGGAAGCGTAGCAAGCGGCGGAGGCGCAGTCGCAGCAGGAATCACCGCCGCAATATTGGCAGCTAAAAAGTACATCGAAACCCTTAAACAGGCAAACGAAGCCTACAAGGTGCAGGAAAAGGCGGAAAGCGCGCTTGCAAAAGCAGCCGAAAACAACCCGTATTTGAACCGCGAAAGCGTACAGCACTTAAAAGACTATGCGAGCGAAATTCAAAATGCAAGCAATTTCGGCGACGAGGGAACAATAGACGTAATGGCGCAGCTTGCCGCCTCCGGGCGCAGTGAAAGCGAGATAATGAAGCTGGTCGCCGTAGCCGCGGACTATGCAGCCGCAAAGCATATAAGCCTCGAAAGTGCAGTCCAGAACCTTAATAAATCATACAGCGGGTTTGCCGGAGAATTGGGCGAACTTTTCCCGGAAGTAAAGGCATTGACGGCGGAGCAATTGAAGAACGGCGAGGCGGTGGACATAATCGCACAGAAATACAAAGGGTTTGCAAAGGAGGCGGCGGACAGCGGCACGCAGGCAAAGAACGCATTCGGCGACTTCATGGAATCCATCGGAAGAATCGCAAATCCGGCATTCGAGGCGGTGAACAGAATCGCAAAATCATTCTGGGAACTCATGACAACCGGCATGACAAACTTCAACAACGCATTGGAGACCGCAAGCCAGAAGTGGGGAATCGGAGGAACAAAACGGAGCGTTGACGAGGGAGTCAATTTAATAAACACGGAATTCCAGGATTCACAGACCGGGAAAATGCGGGGAGCGGAGGAAGTCCAGACAAAAGAATACCTTGAATGGCTGAACCAGGAGCTTGAAATCCGCAATAAAATAAACGGAACGCTTACGAGCGAGGAAATGCAGGCGCTGATTCTGATAAAATCCGAAATCAGAAGAAGAAACGAGATAGAAAAGGCGGCAAAGGCGGAAGAGAAAGCGGCGCAGGCAAAAGCAGAGGCAGCGGTAAAGACCAAGGAAGCGCAGAAAACAGCGGACGACTACGCAAAAGACAGCAACAAGAAATTACAGGAAAGCCTTTACGCGCTGGAAGTCGAAGCAAAGGCAAAGGGTGAAGCCGTAAGCGCGCAGGACAAATACAATGTCTATCTGCAATCGTACATTGACCTGCTGACCAAGACGGAGGACGCAATCAAAGAGGGCTACCCCGTAGAACAGAAGCGGCTCGAACAGCTCAAAGAAGCGAAGAAGGCTGTTGACGAGGCAGCGGACGCGGAGGAAAAACTCGCCGCCGCAATCCAGTACACACAGGCGGCAACAGACGCATTGAACAGCGGCACAAAGAACCTGACACCGGCGGAAGAGCTGGACGCAGAAATAAAACAGCTTGACGACATCAAGGCGAAAATCGAAGCCATGAGCGACGCGGAGGTATTGGCGGCGCAGGAGGCGGCGGACGAACAGCTTACAAAATCAGAACTGATTGCCGGGCTGAACGAGGCGGAAAAACAGGCGACACTTGCGAAAGTAGAGGCAATCACCGCAACAGAAGAAAGCTGGTGGGACAAATACGCAAACCAGCAAGAGCAGCTCCTTGAAATGAAAAAAGCCGTTGACGAAAGCGAGGTACTAAGCGAAGAGGAAAAAATCGAAGCGTTAAAAGCCCTAGATGAGGAATACAGCAAGAGCCGCAAACAGCAGTTCGCGGAACTGGCGACGCAGATAAAAGGCTACACCGACCAGGCGGTGGATATTATGAATCAGGCGGCGGACTTAATGCTTGACGGAGTGAAAAACCAGTCTGCGGCGGAACAGGCGGAGCTTGAGACAAAATACCGCAAGGGCGAAATATCCGAAGAGGAATACAACAAGAAAGTCGCCGAATCGAAAAAGAAAGCCGCAAAGGAGCAGTACAAGATTCAGATGTGGCAGTGGGGCGCAAGCATACTACAAGCTACGGCGAATATCGCTCAGGGTGTTTCTATGGCAATCGCACAGGGCGGCTTTCCTGCCGGACTGATTACGGGCGCATTGGTCGGAGCGGCGGGTGCTGTGCAGATTGCAAGCATAATAGCAAGCAAGCCTACCCCGCCGAGCTTCTCAACAGGCGGAATCGTGGGCGGCTCATCCACGCACGGCGACAATATAGCGGCGAACCTCAACAGCCGTGAAATGGTTATGAACATGAGCCAGCAGAAAGGCCTGTGGGACTTCATAAACGGCGGAAGCAGGAGCGCGGGAGGCGGCGCAAACATCGTGATAAACAACAGCGCGTCTAATCTTGTCCGGGCGCAGCCACAGATAACAAAAGACAAAATCGAACTGCTGATTGACGCGCGGGTAAACGACAGCCTTAAAAACGGACGCTACAACAATTCCTTGAACATGGCGCAGCAGGGAATGAGCGGCGATTTTTACGGAATATAGGGGGAAGACATGGCGGAAAACTGGAGCGCATACGTAAACACGGACTTCTACGGACAGGACGGCGGATATAAGGACAACACCGAGAAGGTGGAATTCAAGAGCGGGCGCGAGATACTTTATCTTAAGAACAGCGCGCCAAAGAAAGAGCATTCCCTGAATCTGCGGTGCGGGGACAAGGGAACGCCAAAGACGGACGGCAGAACGGAGTTCGAGCATTTCCTTTACTGGTTCGAGAACACCGTGAAAAGCGGAACAGTTCCGTTTTATCTTACGGACATAATCACCGGAAGCGGCATGAGACTCTACAGAATCGAGGTTGACGGATGGACGGGGCAGAAATACAAGGAAATCAGCATAAAGCTGAAAGAGGAATAGGCGCATGAATATTTTCAGACAGCTGTCGGAGGGCGGCGGCTACAATCTGCCGTACCTCGTGAACCTGTACAGCCCGGACGGAGCGGCGGACTTCTACCTGATAAACGACAATCAGAACATGGAGTACAACGGGCACACATACGCGGCAAGCAATTTCACATACACACCGTCCACCGACGGAAGCGCGACATTCAACGTGGAGCTTGCGGAGCATGACGAGATAATAGAGATTCTGGAGGACAACTATTATTTCCATGTGGATGTAATCGGCGTATTCAACGGCGAATCAGTGGAGGCAATATCCATGCACCGGCACAAGTACGGCGAGGCGACCTGGGACGGCGCGAAGCTAGAGATGAAGCTGAACAAAGACGACCGTGGAAGCATGACATTCCCCGCATTGATTTTCAATTCCTACAACAACCGAGGAAACAGTTAAAATGAAATATGATGATCTGCTAAATATCCCGTTCAGGAAATTCGGGCGCGATAAAAACGGCTATGACTGCTACGGCGTAGTAATAGAGTGCTGCAAGCGCGCGGGCACACCGCTAAAAGATTTGTACGGCGGAATTGTAGACCTGCCAGCAAACCGCGTAAATGACTATATACGCGGGGGATTGAATGTCAAACAAATACCCGTCCCGAAAGTCGGCGGGCTGATATATTCAATCTACAAAGGCAATGCTCATGTAGGATATATCGTTTCACGCGGTTTAGTCCTGCACGCAACCATAGACAAGGGCGTTAAACTGTCGCCTTTGGCGGCATTGCGCCCCATAGCATATTATGAGGTTGTAAATGAAAGCGACGCTATACAAGGAACTATCAAACAGACAGACACCGATTGAACTGCCAGCGGGCAAAAGCCTAAAAGAAGCCCTGCCTGACATCGACCTTGAAAACGCAATTATTGTTGTAAATGACAAAATCGTAAAACCCGATTACATACTACAAGAAAACGATGTCGCAATGATAAGAGTTACTCCGTCGGCGATGACAACAATTATACTTGTAGCAACAGCGGTTGTGGCAGTGGCGGCAGGCATAGTCGGCGGAATAGCCCTTTACAAGGCAAAGAAGGCAGCGAAAAAGGCGGAAGAAGAGCTTGAAAAGATGAAGAAGCTCACCAACAAAAGCGACATCGACAACCGCCCGTTTCTGCGCGGGGCAAGCAACACTGTGGCTACAGGCAACAGCCAGCCGTATATCATCGGGCGGCATTTTTTCACACCGTATCTATTGGGCAGCCCGTTTTATAAGATTACAGGAACGGACGGCGCGAATCAGTACACCTACACAGCCCTTGAGTGCGGGTTCAACAGCCAGATTATACAGACTGTGGCGATAGATGACATAATCATAAAGAAATTCGATGACAGCACGCCGCAGGAAGGCGCGTTCAATCTCGATACAGGCATTTTCGCCGAGGACGGACGCATAGAAATTGCGCAGGACGGCGCATTATTAACGGATCTTCCCGCCCTGAACTACAAGACAGAATCAAAGGCTTGCAATGATGAAATTCCGCACGACAGCGACGTTGAAGCCGGAACGTCTGAATATTTAACATACACGCTCAATCCTTATGCTAAAGATGTGGATATTGCTATCACTTTTCCTTATGGACTTTATGCAATGGACGATGACGGCGACAAGATAGAAACCGAGACGACAATCACGCCGCAGTATTCGCTTGACGGCGGCTCCTCATGGAACAGCTTCACATTCAACAATAACGGCTCAATGACAAACAGGTTCAAGCGCAATGAATCAACAAAAGAACTGCGCTTCGTAGCCCATAAGGATTTTACGGCGGCGGACTATGCGGCGGTAAAAGCAAACGGAGAGAGCGCGATTTACATAAGGCTGCGCAACGGCGGAAGTTCAGGCGACAGCATGATAAAGAACGACTGCTATTGTCTTTTCTATCAGAGCGTATGCTTTGACCCGGAGAAAAGCACGGAAAAAGAGCTTGTGCCGTGCAAGATTGTAGAGGACAGGGAGCGGGCATTCTGCACAATTTTAGGCCTGAAGCTGAAAGCAACCAAAATCAACGAGAACAAACTAAAGAAAATCAATATCATATCGCACGGCGTAGCCCGCACATGGAACGGCACGGAATGGAGCGCGGAGAAGACGGCGACAAGAAACCCCGCGGCATGGGCTCTTGAGATTGAGACAAGCCCAAGCCACCCGGCGAGCAGATACGACGACAGCGAGCTGGATGTGGAGAGCTTCGGCGAATTCTACGAATGGTGCGAGGCGAACGGCTACAAGTTCGACTGGACAGTAACGCAGAACCAGAAGAAGGACGACATCCTGAACTACATCATGGAAGCCACAGGCGCGTGTATCTACACCGATATTTACGGACGGAGAGCCGTAGCATTTGACCACCCGCAGGAAAACGCCCTCGCAGTCTACAACCCACAGAACATCATAAGCATCCAGAACAAGAAGACATTCGGACGCAGAACAGACGCGCTCCGCATTAAATGGGTAAACAGCAGCGATGATTTATTCCAGGAAGATACATATCTGCTCATGCGCGAAGTGAACGGCGTGCCATTGACGCTAAACGAAAACAGCATAATTAAAGACATTACAGTTACAGGAATCACGACCTTTGACCACATCGTCAAATACGCGCGCCGTTTAATGGCCGTTGAGATTTTGCGCCCGAAAACCACCGTTATTGAAGTCGGCAATGAAGGCATTTTCTATACCCCGCTGTCAAAGGTTCTGATCCAGGACGACAGCCTTAAAATTGGAATCGGCAAAGGCTACACAATCCGAGATGTTAAATGGTGGGGCGGATTGCTAAAAAGGATTTACACAAACGAGCCTCTCACATTTGACCCGCAGAAATCCTACGGAATTATTGTCAACTGCTATTCTGCAGACGACGGCAAGCCAATAGCCATCAAGGTTGAAGGAACAGGCACAACCGACGAATTGACGGTTATAACATCCGTCCGCAGCAGCGCGACATTCAAGCCCGAAGCCGGCAATATTTTCAGCTTCGGCGAATTGGACACCGACGGCGAGTTCAGCAAAGTAACGACTGAATACATCATCAGCCAGATAAAGCGGAGCGAAAAGGGATTCAATCTGGAACTGGTGAACTACAACGAGGCCATTTATGACAGCGGCATTATACCCGAATACAAAAGCAACATCACCAAAAAGGCGGCCGCAGATAAAAAGGGAATCCCGGCAGACACGGTAACAAAAGCCGAGCTTGAGAAGGAGGTAGCCCTTGCCGTGGGAAAAATCGACCCCGCGGGAAGCGGAGCGGCGCAGGAAGCGGCAAACGAGGTAGTCCACGGAATCCATTTCACGAACATCCACAGAATCCGCGATATGGAGCTTTCGCTGGAAGAAATACTTGCGAAAATCGACAGCAACGCACAGGAGGCCGCCGCCGGAATTTCCGTATCCGAAGAAGAGATTCTAATAAAGGTCGCAGACACCGAGCGGGGACTCCGCGCCGCATTGGACATTCAGTCATCATCAATAACGGCATTTGTACAGGGCGGCGGCGCGGAGGGGCAGATGTCGCTTTCATTGGAGCTTCCCGTGATGATTGACGCGGCGACACGCGCTAAATTCGTGCAGGCTTCAAGCGAAGCGGAAGTCTCGGATGTATATGCGCAATTGGACGGCACGGACGGAGAAAACATCAGGTATGCAATAAAAGGCAACGCGTCAAGAGCCGCCATAAAGACGCTATGGGACAAGGCTATAGCCGCCGCGCTTATAGCAAGCCAGATTGACCTAAGCGCAACACAGATAAACGTGGCCGCGGAAAACGTAGTTATTACAGGAGACACAAACAAAGGTCAGACCATTATAAGCGGCGGCTATCTACGGGCGGAGCTTATAGAGGCGGAGAAAATTCTTGCAAAAAGGCTCGCAATAAGAAACGGCGGAAGTCTTCAAAGCGAGAACTACAGGGCAGGTGTAGACGGATGGAGAATAAGCAGTGACGGAAGCGCGGAATTCAGCGATGGAACTTTTAGGGGAGAAATAAATGCGACAACAGGAATTATTAACAATGTAGTTGTGTCTGGAAATTCATTGTTTAAAGGTCAGATTATATCAGGCCCATTGGAACTAACACAAGAAGGTTCAGTAGGATTGACGGTAAATCTCCCCGCAGGAACGCCGTACAGTGACGCTCTTACAATGTTGTATGCTTCTGGCTTCAAAGAGGGATTTGCAGAGATTAGCGTAAATCCTTTATTAAGCCATTTCAATGGCATACCGATTACTAAATTTATATTCATCGACTTTAACGACAACCCTCCAGCCACTAAAGGTGAACATTTTTATATAAGAGCATGGGGGCTGGATGGAACAAAACATGAAGTCTCATTGTATGAAGGAGGTGTTTTGGGTGTCTCTTTTTATGCAACTCAAAGTTCCCCAGATTCATATACATTTAAGCTAAAAAATATTCCTACAACAAAGCCTTTAACTTCGGGGATGGTTTGGAACAATAACGGAGTTTTGAATATCGTCTAATTGCGAATGAAAGTTAATAAACTTATTCCGTCATATTCACATTCTTCTATGCAAAAAGTAGCATTCCATTTAGGATTGTCTGTATATACAAAAATTTTTTTTGTTCCTTGCCTAGAAATTTTTTCAACATTTCCAAATGTGTCGCCAAGCATTCCGTTTTTTTCGGACAAATGTACATCATAATTTCCATTGTTAACAACTAAATAAGAATATTTTTGCAAGTCATAAATATGTCCGCTTGAATTTCCTGAAACAAAATAAACTCGCTCATGGTTTATAAACTCAATATCTGGCTGATCATAAAGGTCTAATATCAAGGAAGCTCCACTCGCCAAAGCATAAATATTCTTGTCGCTATACTTTACAAGGCGAAAAGATACATCGCAACTTGAATCATTTTTTATTTCAAAATCATGCAACATAAAAGTATCGCAGGAAACAAACAGAATGGCGAAACAGAACAAAAAAGGAGCAAATAAAAATTTGCTTTTCACTTCTACCCCCCCCCGTCTATAATATTTACGGGGCTGATAAAATTAAGATTTGAATAAGCGCATTATACCACGAAAAACAGAAAAATCAACTTGTTTCTAGCCCGCAATCACAGAAACGCCAGCGGAAAGCAAATCCGGAAGAAAACCAGCCGCCTTCAGAAAAAGAGAGTTTTCCGCATGGTATTTAAGACCGTCAAGGGTAATACGTGAAGCGGAGTAATCCACGCCGCGAGAGCCGTCGGAGAATTCGCGTACATCAACGCCCGATATATAGCCCGCCTCGGAAAGCATGATGATTATATTGGTGAATCGGTTTTCTGATATTTTCAGCGACTTAGCATTAAGCCTTTCCAAATCAAGCGAATCGGAATCAAGACAGTCGTCATAAACGCCGAGTATCCTATGAACCGCAACAAGAGTCTTCATAATTTTATTATCGGTATTTCCAGCCATACCCACATAGTCATTTTATCCCGCGCGGATAGCAGCGCGCCCGCTATGGGAATCGGCGTAGAAATAGCGGTAAATCAAATCCTTTTCGACAATCGGCATGGAATCGCCGACACAATCGGTTACCGGCTCGGCTAATTCTACATCGTAGTATCTGCCTCCCATGTAAGCGCGCAGCCCGAAACATTCAGACAGGCAGAGGGTGAACCGCACACAGGCGGCGCGTTTTGCAATCAGATTGAAAGCGTAGCCGTGATAAATAAAATGCCCGTCCGCATGGGTTTTCTTTTCGGCGCGGACAGAAAACAGATAATCAAAATCACAACCGGCGGGCGGGGCTTTCCAGTGCAACTCTTCATCTTGCGCGGGAACAGCAAACCGGGCATTAAATCCGTCAATGAATCCAGCTAAAAACGCGTTCGCCTTTTCGATTGTATCAATACGCAGGAAGCGGAAGATATAAGGCAAACGCCCCTGCAAGGTCTGCCACAATCTTTCTATGCGTCCTTTGGCTTGCGGAGAGTATGCGGCTATCAATTCTATTTTTAATTCATTGCAGGTTTTCTGCCATTGCGTTTCTGATTTTTCCGACCCCTCCAATTGTTCTTGAATTGTGCATTTTTGTAGACAGTCTTTTGTAACGAAGAAACACGCCGAGCGGTCGGAATAAATGGAGCGCGGAAGCCTTCCGCCCGTCCGCATAAAAATCTGATAAAGAAGCTGATAATAGCCTAAAAGGCATTCATTGGCGCAGAAATACAGGGCTATAATTTTATGCGTGGCGTCGTCTACAGCGCCGTGGAGCGTAACCTTTTTGCCGTTCATAAACCAGTCATGCCGGGAAGCGTCTATCTGTATCAAATCGCCCTCGTTCGGACGCTCATCGCGCGGCAGATGTTTTTTCTTTTCGCGCACAGGAATGCGCGCCCGGGGCGACACAATACCAGCCGAGGAAAGCGCGGTGTAAAAAGTCGTATATGACGGCAGGGCGGAATAATGCAGATAATCCGCGCAATCATCACGAAACGACATGAACGGCGTACCGTCAAAATTTTTATAATCGGCAGCGATCCGCGCCCAATCGTATTTTTTATTTTTAGGCTTGCGCCCGGTGTTGCCGTGAATCCATATAGCGTCGCCGAATTGCAGATAGCGCATTTTGAGCCGCCACACCGAAACAGGCTGAATCCCGATTAAGCGCGCGCACTCACGCTCGGTAATTTCACCACGCGCAAACATCGGGATATACAGCATTTTTAATTTTTGTAACTCGTAATTCATGCTTTTGTATTCGGAGAAATCCAGCCTTAAACTTTAACAAAAAATTATGCAAATGCACTTTTTGCTCTGCAAAATCTGCAATGTTGTTTTGCATAAACACACGCGAAACACGTAAAAACGATGCGCACACGCAGCGCACGAAGCGCAAGTCAGAAACGCCCCGAAAACAGACTAAAAACAGCCAGAACGGACAACGGCGCAAAAAAGCAAATAACGAGCAAATAAAAAACACCCATTACAAATCCATATAATATAAGTATTTATGCAAATGCACAATTTGCACTGCATATTTAGCAAATGCTTAATTTGCTATGCAAAAAATACAAATGCAGATTTTGCTCCCGTTTGCACTATGTATATGAATTTGATTATGTATATGTATATGATTACAGTAGTATATAGAGTATGCGCCCGGCGCATGAGGGGCTGTCCTAGAAGTTATTAACAGACTTCAAAAAGGGCGGCCTTTTTTATGTTAAATGAATTTTGTAGATTTTCGTTTATTGTTTTTTTTCTTAGGTGTTCATTAATCGAATCAGCTGCTTGAAATCATATCCCAGCATCAGTAATCCCCATTCAATTCCAACTTTTTCTTTTCCCCGAAGATGAAATCGCCTGAAGCCTAAATTGCCTTTTGTCTGACCAAAGACAGTCTCACATTCAGTGGAACGCTTTTTCATGAGAGTTTTATATTCTTCACTGGAAAGAAGATCTTTTACTTTTGCTTTCTGTTCAAGCCAGTGCCCGTTTCTTTGAATCACTCTGCCATATTCAGATTTTGTACATAACTGTCTGAACGGACAGCCTTCGCAGTTTTCACACTGGTAAACTTCGTAAGTCTGTAAATATCCGGATTTATTTTTCTTAGTCACTGTCTTTCTGTAAGGAACTGG